TTATTTGGAACTAATGTAGCTCTAGTATTAACTCCAGTTCCAGCACTAGGATTCCATTTAAAAGTATTATTATTTTTTATAGTGGCTATTAAATCTTCACCAAAATTATCTAATGACCAATTTCCTGCTGCTATATCTGTATTAGATGTTGTTCTAGGAGTTCCCCACGTAGATAAACTCCATGTTCCAGCTCCCCAACCATATGCTAATGTTGTAGTAATAGGTCCAACAAGATAATAAGGTGTTAAACCTAATGTTCCTCCAGTAGTTACTCCAGTTCCAGTTTCAACTGTTGCCATAGTAATAGTAAAAGTATTTAAAGTAGGCACACCTACCACTTCAAATATATTTGTTGTAAAACTTGCTGATGTATATCCAGTTGTAGTAGGTCCTGGAGTCGTGGCACTTGTAAATTTAATTAACTCTCCAACTAATAATCCATGTGAGTTTTTATTAACAGTAACCGTTGCTGATCCTGTTATAGAAGTATATGTACAAGAAGCTAATGCTCTTGTTGAATCAAGTGGTGTAATGTCATAAATATCATCTCCATCATATACATAAAGACATTTATTAGTTCCAAGAGCTGCGTATCGTCTACCAGTTAAATCGGTCCACGACCATTGAGCCCTAACTGCCCCTACCATTAGTTTAGATGTAATCTGTTCCCAACCACCTATTTTCTCAGGCGAGCCATAACGAAAACGTACATTATCTCCGTCAATCCACTCTCCTTCAGCTTGTGAAGCGGTAGCCTGTTTATTAAATCCTGATTTTAATGCTATCTTTTTTAATGGCATATTATCTATTATACCTTATATAGCTTTAATTAACAATAAAGAGTAATTTTAATAAGCCCAGCTAACAAATGAATATCTTGTTCCTTTTTTTATTTCAGTAACTTCATGTGGATATAAAAAACAAGATGGAAATATACAAATATCACCAGTCTTTAGATTCATAGGTTTATCGCAAATTAATAAATTTCCACCTTCATAATTTTCATTTAAATTTCCAACATAAGATAATACTGGAATACCTTTATTCTGACCATCAAAAATAGAATGAATGTGATCGTAATGTTTTTTCATAACTGTACCTTCAGAGTATTTATTAAATCTGATAGAAGTAAATTTATGAATTAATTGTTCAGTTTTGTTTTCTTTTGAAATAAATTTATTACTATATTCTTCTGTTACCTTAAATATATAAGGAATTAATTCATTTTGAATTTGTTGTGAAACATACAATACATCTAATTCTTTTGTTTTTTCAGGCTGCATTAATTTTGTGTTTGGATTGTACCATTGATGTTTAGACCAATTTTGGTTTTTTGTTTCTTTTATTATATTTTCACAAATATCTTTAGGTATAATATTTTTTATATATATGTAATCAAATAAATTCATTTTATTTTTTTTAAATAATTTTATTAGGAAAAGCTTGAATATTAAAATGTATAAATCTAAAAGGTTCTATTCCTTTATCTACTGGAAATTCATGTTGTAAATATGAATTAAAAAATACAAAAGTACCCGGAATTGGTTTAAAAACAACTAAAGAAGAAGAAAGTGTAATTTTAGAATTATCTTTTTCTGGAAGAAGATTCATCATTCGGCCAGATCTAGGATCGTGAAATACTGGATAAGAAGTTTTATCAGAGCATTTTAAAAAATAAAAACCAGAAATATGACCATTCCAATGTATATGTTGAGAATGATTTCCTCCTCCTAAACTTGCAAATTCTTGAACCCATAGTTCAGTTGTAGCTAAAAAATAATTGCTAAGGTCAAATCCTTGATTACTTAATATGTTAAATGCATTTTCATTTATATAATTTAAAAATTCATTAAAATTATCATCTTGTATAAGTGAATCTGAATGATGCACTATTGCAAAATCTTTATTTATAAATTTTTTATTTTTTTCTTTTGCATTTAATATGTGAATATCAGATGCTTTATTTAATTTTTCTACCCATTCTTTTTTTTCACTTGTATATACGGTAGTAGCAAATATGTGGTTTTCTGTTAAATTCATTTTGATATTATACAATTTTTTTCAGGTAAATAAATGTAATCAATAGAAGTTGAAATTAAAAAATCAAGTAAATCATTAAGATCTTCTACTAATGGTTTTCCAGAAGTATTTAAAGACGTATTTAACAATATAGGTACTGAAGTTAAATTATAAAATTCCTTTATTAAATTGTAAAAAATAATATTATCCTGTTTATCAAGTGTTTGAACTCTACAAGTATTGTCTACATGACTTATACCAGGTATTAATTTTATTTTATCTTTTTTTATATCTAAAGCATAAGACATATATTTTGTTTCTTTTTTTAAAGAAAAATCAAACCAATCATCTTTAAATTCATTTAAAACCGTACCGGCATATGGTCTAAACCATTCTCTTTTTTTTATTAAATTAATTTTTTCTTTAGCATAAAAATCAGTTGGATCAAAAAGAATTGACCTATTACCTAAAGCCCTAGGCCCTATTTCTGATCTTCCTTGAAAAATGGCAATAGATTTTTTATTTTTTAAAAGAGAAGCAACATCTTTTATAGAAACATCTTTTATGTTTAAATTTAAATTTTTTGTAAAAACATCATCAAAATTTTTTAAATAATTTATATTTGGTCCAAGATATAAATTTGGATATTTAATTATTTTTTCATTTTGATTTAATTTTATATAAACATATTGAGCTAAACCTAAAGAAGTCCCTCCGTCATGAGCAATTGGATCTACAAAAATATCAATACCATTTTTTACAAATTGATAATTTGCAACACAATTTTGAAAAAAACCCCCTGATACACAAATAGGAATATTAGGATATTTATTTTTGATTAAATTTAAATAATAATAAACTAAGTTTGTACAATTTTTTTGAACAGTGTGGCAAAAATCTTCTTTTTTTATATTTGGATCTAATAAAAGATTGTAAATAGAATTTATATTTGTGGTAAAATAATTTTCTGTAATATTAAAAATATTATATTTATTTATTTCTTTTCCATAACTACTTAAACCCATTATTGAACCTGCTTCGGAATAGTTAAATATTTTTTTACAAAATTCGTATATTCCAGCAATACTTATTGTATCAATTGAGTGTAAAGTATTATCAAAACTTATATTTTGACCATTTTCATTTCTGCAAATTTTAAATAAATCTTCTGGATCTTTTTCTTTTTTTAATTTAATAATACTTAATATTTCTTGTCCTAATTCAATATTATTTTTTTTTAAAGCTAAACCACCATTATCGATTATTAAACAGATGGCTTCATCAAAACCTGAATTATAAAAAGAAGAAAATGCATGTGTTAAATGATGGTAAGGAAATTCATAAATTTTTTTATAAGTTATATTATTTTTTAATAATAAATTATAAACTAAAAATTGAAATATATTTTTTCTTTTATTATTAATATTGTATGAAGTATAATAAACATAATCAAAAAAAGTATTTTTTAATAAATTACATATTTGAATAATGTTATTATCTGATTTTACTTTAGATAACCTTTCTTCTTCTACAAATAAAATTATTTTTCCATTTTCAATAATAGTGCAAGAAGCATTATGGCTTAAATTTAATGCTAATATTTTCATTATTATTTCGTGTCAATATTAGTATCTGTAAACGTTTGTGTATTTTTTATTTTATCATTAAATTTTAAATTCCAATCTGAAACAATTTTTACCAAATTATTTCCAAAATGTCGTAACATTATATCTGAAAAAGTTAATTTACCTTTTATAAATAATGTAAACCTTTCTTTCCAAGAAAATTCTATGTCACAAGAGCCGTCTTCAAATTGTTTAAATTTCATTTCTTCGTATTCCGTATATTAACCTTTTATCTTTAAACCATTCTTTATTCAATCCATTTTTATCTACATAATGTAAAAATGTCTGTGCGTGCCAATCACCTTTAAATTCTTCTCGCCAGTGCTCTATTTCACATCCTAAATAAATTGCGGCATCCCCAGGTTCCATATTTATTTCAGTTCCTTCCATATAAATTGGCCACTTAGTTCCGTCTGACCCAATCATAACAGTGACACTTATTTCACAAGAAGGCCTATCTTTATGTTTTTTTAAATTAGCAAACTTTGTATACATTCTCCAAAATGCATATGTTGGCAACAATTCTAAACCAGTTTCTTTTTGCATTAATTCTAATTTGTTAACCATTAAAGATTCCATTAAAGGATCACCATAGAAAAATGTATCACCATTACTGTGGTTAAAATCAAAAAAATCAAAATTTGTTCTATGTTTAATTCTACAATAATCTTTTAATAATTTAACTTCTTGTTCTGTTAGAAAATTTTTTATTAATTTATATTTAAATTCTTTTATTGTCATAATTTTAATTTTTTATTGTTATAAATCCATTAATAGTTAATCTACCATTTTCACTATTATTTCCAAAATGTCCATAACCCATATGATTATAAGAAGAAGTAAATATTACAAATCTATTTTGTATATACTTTATATCAGATATAATTTGTTTGTCTTCATTATAAATATAAGTACCTGAATTAAGATTATCTTTATTTAAATATATTAAAAAAGAATAATCATGCAATACATCTGTATGTATCCAATCTTTATGAAAATCCTCTTCTCTTCTTAAATGTAAATATAAATCTACTACATAATTTTTTAAAAAATCTATTTTTTGTAAATTTTGCATTATTAAAAAAAATAAAAAAGGATTTTCTAAATGTAAAAAATTACTTCTTTTTCCAGGCCATGTTTGTTTAAAATTGAACTTATTATTAAATTCTTCTTGTTCATACAAAGATATTTTGTGTATATCTTTTAAATAATAATTTAAGTTAGGTAAAAAATTTTCTATAATTAAAATTTTTTTATTTAATTTCATATTAAGTTAAAGTTATAAAAAATGGTTGAATTAAACGTAACTCTGTGTTTTTATCTTGACTTGGAGAATGCCACATATTTGAACTGTAATAAAAACATCTATTAGGTTTTGCTCCTACGACAATGTCTGGTTCAATTTGATAAAGATTAGAATAAATATTAGTACCATCTAGTAAACTAAAATTATTTATATAAATAACTCCAGCAAGGTCAAATTCTTTATCATCTTGATGCGGTGTTAATTTATATTT